AAGACATATACGCTGTTGGATACATCGGCTGTTGAAGCAATAAAATTGTTTGCGTTTTCCAGACGGAATTGTGAGGTAATGATTGCTGACATAGAAGAAATTAGTAGAGTTCGATCGAGGATCCGACGTTATTCCAGTTTATTGAATTATTTATATCATTTCCGATGACGTAATCTGAGTAATCGGAAATTGGTGTTTCATCAAAGAATTTAAGCTGTTTTGAATAATTTGATTTTAGTATGCCTCTTTGATTTGAATTTTGGGCTACAAGTTGAAGGATAAGAACAATATCCGTCCAATCCCATGTTGCTTTACCGCTGTGCATCGTACGATATGCGCCGGTAAAGTAATCATCAACGGTATGTGACGCATATGATTTTTGCCCCTCGATGCTATCCGCAGAGGTAATGGTACCGTCTAAATCTTCAATTGCAAGGGATTTTGTCGTATAGTTATAGGCTCTCACTTTGGCTCTTGCAACTCTGGTCTCACCGTCATAAAGGGTAACATATTCGCCTGGACGGTAGCGTTTTACATTGGAACCGCTTAGATCAAGGTAGTAGGTCTGAATCGGCGCATCCGATTGAATTCCAGAAGTAATGACCTTAGAAGTCCCCGAAGTCTGACCGATTAGAGTCTCACCTTCATAGAAGTCCTTAATGCCGAGAGAATTCGCACTTACATTACGGAGAACAGTATGCCCGTACTTACGTTTAACATATAGCGTTTCACCATTTACAATTTCAGTACCAATACGATCTTGATCGCCGACAGTGGTATAATACTTGATAGATTCAAACATCTGTACCTCGGCAGTAACACCGGAGGTCTGACCCACAACAATCTCGCCAGGGATAAAGAATGCATTATCCGAAAGAGTTTCCGCGGTAATAATGTAATTGATGTCTCTAATTACCTGTGAAAGGACCAGGAGAGGAATATCTTCAAGACCGATGAGGCCTGGTTGATATTTTGTCATCTTTGAAGCCAACCACTCTCTTAAAAGATTCGGATCGGTGACATCGGCATCGGTGGCATCGGCGAGTGGTAACATCTCGCCGGTTTCGGGATCCTTTAAACGGTTTTGTTTAATTACCTGATAAGTTTCGCCATCATTCAAGAGTTTTAGAAGGATCAGAACCTCTCCGAAGAAAATAAATCCGGCTGGGTGGACAAGACGATTAAATTCATTTCTCCATGCACTTACAGTCTGACCAGTTCTAATAACATAGGAGAATTGTTGATAGAAATAAGAATCTTGTAGCTTCTTAATATCAGAAAGGAATCCATTACTATCTAGATACTTTCCAGGAGTGTAAATTGATATGAAATTTCTATTGTCATCCTCACCAACCAATTGGTCTAATATGTTAAAATTACCCGATGGGTTTTTAACTACAAGAGTATTTGTGGTAGAGTTATACGCCGTAACAGTTGCAAAGGACTCCGAGACGCTTCCAGTGATTCTTTCTCCGATGGTATAAAATCCTGGGCTCGGAGAGTCGGCTAATTCAAACTGAATTAGAATGTTGCCGTCCTGGTAGATTGAAAGTATGGCACCGGAATTTATTTCGGCACTTATGAACGAACGGTTTTCACCCGGCATATCATGTCGGGTATTAATATCATTCGGATCGCTTTGGATCGTCGTAACTCTGCTTGAAACAACTGAATCGGCGCCCGTCAGGCCCGTACCAATACCACTATCTGCTGTAATGATTCTGCAAGCCAAAATATCATCAGAGAAACTTACGACATACGCAGTTGCTATTTGATTGTCGGAACTATCCTTGATTGAAACAGTTTCTCCCGCGTGATAATAACCATAATACTCAACGCCGCTATCGGGGTGCGTCCATGGGGTGCCTGGGGCAACTGTAATATAGGTATAATTTCCAGAAACCGTTTCACCTTTTATGAATCCGTTTGTAAGAGATGGATCATATCCCGCCGGAATTCTAATACCTTTTAAGGTGAGAACGTCACCCACATAGGAATCAACAATTGCTGTTACACCAATCTCGGAACCCGTAACTGTTTCACCTTTAGTGAATGAATTCATTGAACCCGTTACGCTTTCTAAAACAACACTAAATTTCATCAGTTGTTTTTGGTCGAACAACTTTACCTTAGCCGGTCTACGAGATATTGTATCCCATGTACCGGATGAAGGAACCAACATATCTTCACGAGGATAATATACCTCGACGTTGTCGGAGAACAGAATCTTAAAAAACAATTCGACCGAATCCGTAGAACCGCGGATCGTATAATATCGCATTAGATTCTTATACAATTTAACCTTATCGGCAACAACTGTACGAGGAACTGAAAATGCAATTTCCTTTTGAATTAGATCCAAATACTCATAATCGGCACTATCAATGTCGCGGACCTCATTAATTGAATCAATTTCGTAGCTCGGCATCCCGCGCTCATTCATATGTTCATAGTAATCTTTTAAAAGATCAATAAGAACCTTAGAATTTTCACGTAGTTCATCGGGAAAGAGAGATTCAATACGAACCGTCTCTTTTGTCTTTTTACGCGTGCTGGCAATACTTTCGACGGTATGTAGCATAATAATTAACGGTGGCGAGAGGTTGTGGTGTAATTAATAGCTCCCGCAGTACCGGCAACAGCGATTGTATCAATTTCACCTGTTACGGATGTTGCCGCCATAGAAACCTGTAATAGTTGATTTCTCTTTGGGGCTAGATCGTTCGAGTTTGGTGTTGCCGTAATACGAATTGGTGTTGCGGAATCTGGAATAAAATTGTCAATAATAACTCTACCTTCGGAAAGATAAATTTTGCCGGCGTCGCGGATTCTTATCTTATTGCCAGAAACTAAACGGTAGATATACACGGTACGGTCTCCGTATTCGACACGTTTTGTTGGATCTGTATTTGTTGTAGGTGAATCTGAAAAATAGTATTCGATACCATTTTGTAGGAATGATGTTGATTCGATTACTTCCTCGGAGGTACTTGATTTGTAAATAGGAGCAGAGAAATCAAGAGTTACAGAATTTAGTTTTCCAACGACCGGAGTAAAATCCCTGTACATATACACGCGGATTAAAGAATTTAGGATTGATGGATCGGCCGAATCAATGTTCTTCGATAACTGAGAATATCTAAATACACCGTCGAATTTATTCAGATTGTCATCATTATAGTCGCTAATGGTCTGGCGTACTAATGACTGTAATTCAATCTTAGTGCGGTCGGTTAAATTTGGATTGTACTTAAAAAACACTTCCAATTTAAGATATGAGTATTCAGGATCAACGATGACGGGAGTAATGGAAACAACATTCTTACCCTTCAGAATCGTAGAAATAATTTGAGTCCTCTGAACTTCGTTGAGTACGGTACCGTCCGGACCGTTTGGTTTGACCGAAATAAATACCTTGCCGTAGTTTGGTATAATAGAATCCTCACCACCCCAAACAGAAATTGAACTGATACCGCCAAATTCTTTTAGAATAATTGCACGGTAATCATCGGCGGTTACGGCACGATTTTGAGATACAAAGGTAATTGGAGCATTGAATTTGATTGATTCAATTGATTCTCTCTGTGCGCCCCCGTATGTAAGAGGTGTGGCGGCGAGTAGTGTTGTTGCAACATACTCTTTTGAATAACCTTGGAATGTACCATAAGCTCCCACATTATCGTATGCATTTACTACGGAGCCATTGTTTGCTGCATCACCACTGGTATAAATGTATTCAACCTCGACAATCTGATTTGATTGTGGTCTATTTCCAAGAGTATCATCCCCGAAATAGATTTCATATTTTCCAGCGGCATTTTCTTGAATAAAATAGATAAGAGATTCCGGACCAATGTTCAGAAGAGTGCTGAATTTAGTATAGATTGTGTAATCGTTGGATGTTTCGTTGGCTTTAAGACGGACGCGGAGTGTGGTAGTATCAATGTTAGTGTCCGGAATCTCAAATTTTTGTGAGGGTAATGATGTATCCACGCGATACAACATTCTCTTTAAAGTGCCTTCCTTCAAGGTAACCTCGTCGAATACATACTTGTTATCCGAGTTACGTGCAGTTGTAAGAGGTTCTAAATTTACAAAGTTATATTTGGTAGAATCAATAATTGACGTAAAACGAGTACCGCGATTCAGTTGAAGCTCTGCCGGTGCATTTAATAGATTTGATGGCGATACGACGACCCTAACCTTTGCGGTTGCAGCAAGAGTGGAACGAGGCGTGTATCCCAACAGTTTGGCGTGTGAGACTACATTGCCACGAATCTGTGCAGTATCTAAAAAGGTCTCATTCATTGAGAAGTGAGCCAGCATCGCATTGTAATGCGTGTTATATGCCAGAACGTCTAAAAGCACCGACAGACCCGACCCCTCAAAGTTCCAGTCATTGTACTTTGACTGAAGTTTAAAGTGCTCCTTGATGTTTGCTTTGATTTTATCAAAGTCTAGTTCGGTTACATTAAATTGTGCCATAAGAAAAAGGTTTAGCGAAGACGTACTAAATAAACTGAAATGTTGACTTCCGTATCGATGGTAATAACTCTGAAGCCGATTGTAACATTATACCGATTGCGGTCGGAATCATCTATAATTTGAATTGTTACCGAATCAACGCGAGGCTCGTACTGAGCAATTACTCGTTTAATTGATTCTCTGATGGCAATTGCCGTGAGCCGGTCGGCTGGTTCGAACAGTAGCGATCTTAAATTGGAACCGAGTTTCGGCTGAAAAGGACGCTCATTATAGTTTGTAAGAACTAGGTTCTTTACGGCTGCTCTTACGGCATCAATATCTATCAATGGAACAATATCACCAAGCTGTCCTTCTTCTCTCACAATCGGATATATCTGTAAGGATAGATCCAAGTCGGTATATTGACGATTCTTGGAGACAATCGCGGCTCTCCGAGCCAATACCGATTTATCTGAAAGAGGGTCTTGTAATATAGCCATGAGTTACCTATTTATAAGTGTTTACCCACAATTAACCGTTGCGGTAGATGCTGCAACGTGACCGCAGGACGCCTTATCCCCCGACCGAGAAACACCCTTACCACCAATAAAAACCTTGGTCGATTTTTCTATCATCTTGGCGCTTGAATGGACTCCGGCACCATGAGAAGCTATTGGATCTTGATCCACGACAATAGCTTTACCATTTGCAAAAACCGTGGATTGGGTTGCGGTAACCTTACCTCCGACAATGCTTTGATCTAATAATACTGCTGGCATATTATGCAGATTTTTTGTTTTGCTGGTAATCCGAATGATTAAGAACCAACACTTTATTACGGTTGAGCAGTAATTCCGTAAGAACGATATAATCCGAATAGTTTCCAAATTCGGGATTCATATTTAATTTGTTTTTCTCGACCACAAATGCTTCGTTATTTGGATTTATTAAATACTGTTCATAAATTTTACGCCAAGCAACTATAGAACCAATTGCTTGAACCTTGTCAAGATAGATCTTCTGATGGGTTTTGTGTGTACTGTTTACAGCAATTTCTTCGGCTGTAAGTAGACCTGCTGCCTCTAATTGGTCCGAACTCATTCCAAAACTTTTCATTTTGTTTCCAAAAACGCCAGTTGGAGTCTTACCACTTACATTTGTGTCAAATTGTTTTTCGGCTATTTTGATTTCTTTAATTAAAGGCGTATGAATTTCATCTTGATAAGATTTTTCCACCTTGGTTGCATAATCGGTTACAACTGTATAACTAAAACCCGAATTGCTTATTGTAGTGTCCGAAGTTTTATCGACTATCGTAGGAACCACAGAAACCGCAATAGGAGGACTTTCATTCGGAATAATTGCAGCCTTAGATTCAATGGAAATTGCACCTGTTTCAGGATTAATCTTGATGTTTGGTAGGTCTTGGCAATAGTCCAATGGAGTTTTACTGAATAGATCGGTTGCCCTTGTGATGTACCCTTCAAGATCCGGAACCTTTCCTTTCCAGCGATTCAGTATTGCAGCAATTGTCGCGGGCGATGGGTTGTTCTGAAGTGAAGCTAGATCGGATTGGAAGGAATAAAACTCTTCGATCTTTGGCTGAATTGCCAACAGTTTTTCATTTGCGGTATTGATTAAAGTTCCCAATGTACCGAGTGCGCCTTTACCGCTGGCAAGTTCATCCTTAATTTTGTTTTGAATCAGTGTTAAAGCATCGAGTGCTGGATTCTGACCGCACGGAAGATTCACCGAAACTATACTTGTCGGAATACTCGGAAATTGTGGTACCGATGGGATTGACGGGATGGATATATTCTGTAATGTAGCCATTTTAGTTCAGATTGATTGTCGAACCATTAATTGTTACGGCACCCGAAGCGGTAACTCCGATTGTGGATGAGCCATTTACAGAAATTGCTCCGGAGACCGTAGTGTTCTGGGTCGAACCGAATGTCTCAGTTACGGCACCATCAATTGTCATATTCAGCGTTGAAAGAGATTCGATCTTCATATATTCCTTTGATACGAAAACCAAATGGCCATTGGTGGTTAGTTCGAGATGAGAGCCCGTGAACTCCTGTCTCTTACCCACAACGATATGACTATCGTCTCCTCCCACAAATAAATCTAAATTGCCGCCTACGGTCTCCGCCTTATTCTTGTCAATAAGTATTGTTGCATTACCACCAATGCGTTCGATTGAATTGGAGGTAATGTTGGAAGCAAACTCTTGGCCAATTTCAATCTGTTCCGATTTACCAATTTTGGACTGACGCGAGCCTTTAATGTATTCAGTTTTGTTACCTTCAACCTCAAGATGATAGTTACCCTTTATGAGATGTCTAAAGTCTCCGTCAACAGTGAGATTGGCAGAACCTTTAATGTAGATATTGTCGGCTCCTATAATAACCGTATAGTTATTACCCACAACTGTAGTGGTCTTATTACCGGCATAATCAATTTCATAATAGGTACCCGACTTATGCATCTCAAATAGGCGTTCCGCTCCGGAAGTGTCATCCATTTCTTTCACATGACCCGATTCGCTATGAAACGAGTGGTTACTCGGATAGATGGGGTTTACTATGGTATCAACATCCCAATTGCTCCATGTATTTCGGGTATAATATGAACTTGCTTCCGGTACCGCGACGGAAGATAGTTTACCCGGAACCGCAGTTTCAATCTTTTCCTGGCGCAGTTGTTTCCGTTTTATGTAGCTTTCGGTCTTGGAAAACTCGCTTCTAGATTCTTTGGGTAGATCAATGGTACCTGGATTCTTAGGATGAACATTACTTGGATCCGAAAAACCCTTTAGTGGATTACCACCCATTGTCATTGATGGAACTGTGCCCATCACAATTGGATCCTGTGCAGATTTACCGTCACGAAAAAAACCTATTACCCATGAACCTCGAAGAACACCCGTTGCCGATTGGCCAATACCGCTCATACCCGCGGAGGTAACGGGAGTCATTACTAATGCCCAAGGGAGTGATTCTGTCGGAATTTCCGCTTTATCATCGGTATGGTAACCAAAGCAACGGACCCGAACTCTACCCATTTGCATAGGGTCAATAATGTCCTCAACCACACCGGTAAACCAAGCAAACTCACCGCCAATATATTGATCAAGACTGTTCATATACGAATTGTTCTAAATGAAAATGGTAATGAATCCTTCTTTATTTTAAGGTCCATTGTATATTCTTCCGAGAATTTATGCGCAACCGCGGTTACCACATACTTACCCGAGAAGAATTTATCCTGCATTTTATCACCTTTACTGTTATCGTTCTGTACGGTTGCTTCAGGATCAATCGATGGTGAAATGCTTAGATTGATTGCAATACCTGAATTGACCTTAAAATCACCAGCCAATGATATATCATGGATGATCGAATCCAAGTTTTCAATATGAGCCTGTGCTTTATTGATGGATCCATCCAGAGTCGGAGCATGGTAATTACCTTCCACACCATTAAATGCATTGTGGTTGGTCGATACAAAATTAATTTTAGAGTTCGGATAGTTTGCCATCGTTTCGGAAGTATCTTCTGGCCAAAAGAAAGGTGACAGAATTTCATTGGCGTCCACCGAACTCATTTTCTTAAATTCGTTCTCATAGTTAAACACACTACGAGTAAGAGTCTTTGTTGAAAGATCAAGATAGTTTGTGGTGGAAGCATATGCACCATTGGAGCCAGCAATGTATTTTGACATTCTAAAGTCAGAACTCATTGTCATAATTCTTCTTGCACGTTCTTTATAATCGGCTTCTATATGCGCATCGTTCTGTCTGTCCGACACGAGAAATTTACCATCTCTGTATTCTCGGTATGGTTGCTTTAATGCCATATCCGTCTGAGCATCCAAACGTATATCACCATTTAATGTCTGATAACAATAGAAAGGACTGCCGCTTCCATCATAGGCTCTCCGTAATGCCCAAAAGATAGCGTCCAATGGGTTCATATTCGGAACAATAAACTTAGCAGAAACTGTTGCCGCACTAGAAATAATGACCTTTTTAGGATCGACTCCGAGGTCGGTAATAAGAACACCCTTCACAAAGTCTCCGATATTTCCCGAATATGCACGGGAAATACGTTTCAGTTTTGAGATAAATGCAAATGGTGAAATACCTGTAATGCTATACACCTGCAAACGGTTATTCATTTTACCGAGAAGAGGGTATTCGCTTACATAGAAATTTAAATCGATAATCTCCTCGTCGTTGGATCCAAAGTCTTTTCGAGCAAGAATAACGTTGATCTTTTCTTGTCCCGTGAATTGGTATTCTTCAACTAAATTTACTGGGTCCTTTACATTCATTGTAAGCACCAGAGATGATCTATAGATGCTTTCAGTAATTGTAAAATCGGTTACTAATGACCGAATATCAGCCTGGTCACCCGAATGATTCGTAATTGTGACCTCTTGTAAAGAATACGCCGTAGGCAATAATGCCACCGACGAATTAATTGAAATGCCTGTGATATTAGCCATTTAACAGATTCTTGTATGCCTGCGCAAACTGATAAATTGCTTTTGGACGAACTACTCGGATTTTTGATCTTTCTTCATTCAGAGTTGTTTCATGCTGAAAATTAGAAATTGCCGTAAGGTCTCCGTCTGTGGTTCCGGGTTGTACTCCGGGTCCGCCATTATCTATGGTTTTACTTTCATCAATGTTTAAGGCATTATATGAAATAAGACCATTCGCATCTTCGTAGTGGTGCGGAGCATCACGATGAGAATATACCTCATACGTTGAAACAATATC